GCTCAGGGAATTGCGGGCCCAGTACGGTCAGAAGATCGGGGCCCTGGTCACGGCTGCAGCTTCGCCGATCGAGGCTGCCCGCCAGAAAGCCAACATCACCCGGGATCTCGCCAATGCGTTGGACGTGACCGAGATCATGCGGTCTGAATTCCCGATGGATCAGCTGGCGTCGTCGACCTTCCGCAACATTGTCCTGGCGATGATGACCGATGCCAAGCTCAATCCGAACTCGATGGTCCGGATGCAGAAGCACTACACCGACGTCATGAAGGTCCTCACCGAGGATCATCTAATGGCGGATCCGGATAACGCCAACGATGCCGAGAGGTACGCTGCCCACCAGCAGATGAAGGCGCTTCGTGGCCTGTTCGGCACCCGGCTCGACAATGCCGGCCGGTCGTCACTGCTACCGGCATTCATCGGTCTGGCGATGGTCGATGACCATTTCCGCTCGGTGCTCGCCAAGCTGCCGGTCAGCAAGGAAGCCAAGAGCCTGGATGGCACCTGGGACGCGACGCTCGAGAACTTCGGGATCGAGAGCATGGACCGGCTGGGCAAGATCTTCTCCGGCGAGCACCAGCACGAGGCCTCGGTCCAGGCTGCGATCGACTCGCTGCAGGACAAGCTGGTCGAGGACAGCGTCAACAACGCCAACTATGTTGATCAGTTCGTCACCAAAGTTGGAGAGACCTCCGACACTTTCAACGATACCTTCGTCAATTCCGTTCAGAACGTCAGCAAGGCGCTGTACGAGAAGCTGGACGGAGTCGAACAGGCCAGCCGCAACCGGTTGCTGTCGCTGCTGGCCAAGCTCGGCAAGACCACCATGGCGATCGTCAACGAGGAAAAGTCGGAGATCGTCGCCAATGGCGTGACCTCGGCTCTCAACCAGCGGGAGATCTGGACCCCGCTGCGGGAGCTGTGGACCGAAATCGCCGGTCGGACCGAGTCCAACAAGATGGTCTACGACATGATCAAGGCGGTGCGGACGTTCGTCCAGCAGACCCGCCAGCAGTTCCGCGAGTATCTGCCCAAGCAGATCGCCAAGCAGTTCAGCCGGGCGCTCGAGGAGCATGAGTGGACGGCGATGTTCAAGGGCCTGGCCAAGACGGATCTTGCTTCCCTGGTTCAGGGTGCGATGACTGTGCCCCAGCTGCTAGACCTGCTGAGCCGGCCGGCCAACACCCAGCGTCAGATCAACCAGCTCGAGCGCCAGCTGCAGACGATCGACCCGGCCAACTTTGCCAAATGGCAGCGTAAGGCCGAGCAGCTGGCTGATCACATGACGACCGGCCATCCGGGCGTCAATCTGCTGCGGAATGCCAAAGCGGTAGCCGAGCTCCATGGGGTGCTGAGCGTGGCCCAGCGGAATGCGTTCCAGCTGCCCAACCAGGCGACGATCGACATGATCGATCAGCTGGTGTCGCTCTATGCTGTCCAGCGGATGGACCCGGCTGTCGCCGAGACCCTCAAGGATCTGATCAGCACCGAGCGTGACGGGATGATCCACGTCATGAGCCGACTGGTTGGTCAGCGTAAGGACGAAATGGCCAAGGTGGCCAGCTCGGAATTGGCCGAGATGAACCACTTCAAGGGCCATGTCCCGACCGAGCAGGCGGCCGGTACCTCGCTGATCGTGGCCGACGATCGTCAGTTCACCGATCTGAAAAAGCGCGGCTATATCCGGGTTGGTGCCTACCAGGGCTCCAACGCCGAACGTCGGGCCCGAGCCAAGAGCTATTACTTTGCCCCGGTCAGCGGCCGTGCGATGTTCATGCAGGGGATCATGCAGAATGTCCGGACAACGGCCTATGGCGTTGATCCTAGAACCGGTCTCAGCAATGGTGTGGCGACCGCGGGTGTGGTCGAAGACAGCGTCGTCGATACCCGCCTGCTGCGGATGCAGGGCGGTGAGCCGCTGCTGCCGGTCCGCAATGGCGCCGGTGAGGTGATCGCCTATGAGCGGAGCATGGATCCGCTGGTGGTCGAGAAGCTCAACTACAATACCCAGATGCACGAGGTCATCGGGATCTGGCACGGTCGCCAGGTCGAAGAGCGGATGGCCGGCGACTTCAACGACATGCTGATCGAACGGCTGGGTGATCAATGGCGCCGGGACAAGCGGAGTCAGCGGTCGGAATATATCAACCTGTTCAGCCGCGAGGCCCAGCAGGACAAGGTCATCGCCGATGCGGTGGGCTTGTTGACGCCCGATGCCCGGGAATTGATCGAAGCCGAGTTCGGCCAGAACCAGTTCTGGGTACGGCGGGATCAGGTCAATGATGCACTGGGTTACCGTTCACCTTCGGTGAGTGACCTGTGGACGGGAATTTCCCGCTGGTCACCTGAAGTCCAGAAGACGGCCCAGGACGTCGCCATGGCGGTGTTCGGCCAGGATGCCTTCAAGCGCCTGGTCAAGGCGGAGCAGACCTTCCAGACGTTCGTCTCGGACGCCAAGGTGACGATCGTCGTCAAGTCGGTGGTGGTGCCGATCGCCAACATGATGTCGAACGTCTACCACCTGGCCAGCCGCGGCGTGCCGTTGAAGCATATTCTCAAGGGGTTCCCGGCCAAGGCGGCGGAAGTCGACCAGTTCATCAAGAACCGGGCCCGCCGCATGGAGCTCGAGGGTGAGCTGCGGGTCGCCGAGGGGACCCAGGATCTGCAGAAGCAGCACGATCTCAAGCGCGAGATCCGCTCGATCCTCGATGCCAATCGTCGCCTGTCGATCTGGCCGCTGATCAATGCGGGTGAGTTTGCTTCCATCTCGGACGCCGGCATCTCCAACGAGGAGATCGAGCTGACCGAAGGACGCCTTGGCGCCTATATCGAGAAGCTGACCGACAAGTTGCCTGATGGTCTAAAGACCGCGGCCAAGTACGGCATGGTCTCTCGCGACACGGCCCTGTTCAAGGGGCTGCAGCGGGCGGTCGAATACGGTGACTTCCTAGCTAAAGCCGTGCTCTATGACGAGCTCACCGGCCGCAAGGGCAAGACCCATGACGAGGCGATGGGCAAGGTGACCGAGGAATTCATCAACTACGACCGTCAGCCGGGTCGCTGGCGCTCGGGCCTGGAGAATAACGGGCTCTTGTGGTTCTGGAACTTCAAGCTTCGCTCGGCCAAGATCGCCCTGTCGGTGTTGCGGAACAATCCGCTCCATCTCTTCCTGGCTCACCTGGCTCCAACCCCGGCGTTCCTCGGGCTGGATGTGGGTACGCCCGTCACCGACAACTTCGTGTCGGTCATTGCCGAGGGCAAGGAGGGCTGGTCGATCGGACTGGACCAGGGCTTCCGGGCCCACCTGCTCAATCCGTGGGTCAACCTGTTCAGCTGATGATGTGATAAAAGAAAGCCCCCCAGGATCTCTCCTGGAGGGCTTTCCATCGCGTCCCGAGTCACAGGTGGTCTGCACCAGCCTGAGCCCCAGTATCTAACTGAGTGGCGCTCTACGGTCAAATAAACCGCATATCGCTTCAGTATGCTGTGTCCCCACTCTCGCGATGTTCGAAAAGTTAGGGGTCCTGACAATCTCACCTGGTCAAACCTGGGGTGATAAATTGCCGGGTTGCGATCCCTGCCACCGCCCGTGCTTTGTAGGCCGTTAAGAGTGGCGGACCCCCATAGAAAAAGCCCCGGGTTTTGACGCCCGGGGCTTCCTTCGGTGTCTTGGTTACTAGATCCGAAGATCGTTCTCCAAGGACCTAATCCAAGTAGCGCGGAGCCACCTGGATGAATTGCCACTAGACCTAGCGTTGTCAGGCGTCAACAGGCCTAATGAACTTATCCACAGAATTTTGGTGGACCCTTGGCGCCCGGAAGATCACGATCTTGCCGGCCACATAGAGGACCACCAATGCAGCGACGAGTGGAGCCAGCCAGATCACCAGTGCGGTCAGAAGACCGGCACCGGCGACCAGGGCAGCAATCCACAGGAGGATCCTGCCCATGAGCTGGTCTCCTTAGCTGTTCTGCGGAGGCTGAAGGTTGCCGAAGAGCGACGGACGGGCGGCGGGGGCCGCTTCATCAGAAGCTTCAACGACAGGCTCAGCTGGAGCAGCCACGGTCTCGGCCTCGGCGACAGCAGGTGCTGCCTCCTCGGCGGTCGTCCCAGCTTCCGCGGCTACCGGTTCCTCGACCTCTGCGGGGGCAGCGGCTTCGGCTTCCGGCTGGACTTCCGGTTCAGCGGTTTCCGGCAAAGTTGCCTTGGTCACTGCCCGGGGACGCGAAGCCTTGGGTGCCGGAGTAGCCGGCGTCGCCGGGGCACTGGCCCGGGTAGCCTTCACTTCCGACACGACTTCGCTGACACCAGTCGAACGGGACGGGGCCGAAGCTCCGGTATCCGCGACGATGTCGATGACGGCCTGGTAGCCTTCCGGCCCCCGGGTCGCCTTGAGGTCGATGTCGATCTTGAACCCGGCCTGCACCATGATCTGGCTGCGGACACGGGCCTCGATCGCCTGTTCGATCTCCGCCTGGTTGATGGTAATCTGCATTGGCTTTTCCCTTTTCGGTTGGTCAACTGTGACTAGGCCAGGAGCGATTTCGCCTGGAACGATCGTCACCTCGACTCGTGGGTCGAGACGATCGATTTCCCCATAACGATACACCACCGAAAGAACAATCTTGCGATTGTCATCCTCAATCTTATTACATTTAACCAACACGTCACTGAAGAATTTATCGACGATGCTGCACACATTCGACGTGTCAACCAACTGTTCCGTGCCGGGAAACAGTGTAAAGATCAGGTTGACGGTGGCGAACTGCGGGAGATGTTTGACTCTGGGAGCCATCATCTCATGAAAATTTACCTTGGCCCGAGCCAAAGTGAAATGATGAGCGTTCCGATACTGGTTGAGGTTCAGATAGAACTTCTTTTTGGCCGTGGTCGGTACGCTTAATGGCACGGAAATCTTGTACGATGCGGCAAGCATAGAAATGGTCCCCACCCTCTACGAGCGGGGACCACTCTAGTTAGTCTGGCCACAAAGGCCAGTCGTATTTTCAGCTGGTCCCGAACAGGCTCTGCTTGGGAGCTGCCGAACCCGCGGCCGGAGCACCCTGACCCGGGCGACCCGAGGAGCCGGCTTCGCCGCCTTCCTTAATCGTCCGCTTGTCGCGGAGCTGGCCGGTGTTACGCTCGACCCAGGCGGCGTGGAATTCCGGTGCCTTGTTGGCACGGGCTTCCGGGACCGTGATCTTGGTCGCAGCGTGGAACACCTTCTCGATGTTGTTGACCGTGCGGGTGTCGGCGATCGGCTGATAGTTGCCGGCGCCGTCCTTCACGGACTTGTTCTCGAGAACCTGGCCGATACCGAGGGTGACCGTTTTGCCGAGGAGCGCGGTCAGAACCGGAACCGATTTGGGCAGTTCCTTCTTCTGGTCCGAGTCCCAGACGTTGACGATCTTTTCCTCGGTCGGCTGAGCCGACAGAGGCATATCGGTCGTCACCAGGCAGATCTCGTCCATGGTCACGAAACCAGGGAGCGGGACCTTTTTGGTCTTGTCGTCCTTATTCAGGAAGTAATTTTCTCCCTGTTTGTTGGTGACATAGATGGTCTCGCGATAATCGCGGCCATCGATCTTGCCTTCCAGATGGACGAACTGGGCGCCACCACTGGACTTGCCGGCATAAGCGACGGCGATGTCCATGTCGTAGCTACCAGTCGTCAGGGACTGGAAGCCACCGAGCCGGTCTTGAGTTTCCTCGAGGCCCTCGGTGGTGAGGTTGCCGAAAATTCCCGTCATGTAATTCTCCTTGGATCGGGATGCGGTTGGTCGGATCTTTTGGTGCCGGTGGATCCGCCCGGAGACCGGATAGGGTGAGGCGCCGCATCGCACCATCTGACGCGGCGCCTCGAACTGGTTAGTGATAGAACTTGTGGAGGTGATCCAGCAAGAGCTGAGCGTCGTTGTCCATGTAGGTCTGCGACCGATCGAACAGGCCCATCGGGGACCTGATCCGTTCGCCGACTGTGGCTTTGGTCAAGCGGCACTGGAAGACGTGCTTGTAGCCAAGCTCCTTATCGTCCTCGGTGATGTCGAGCAGCTCCGAGCCATAGGCTTCGAGCTCCTTGAGGTTGACCTTCTTGGCCGAGACCACGGTCGAGAAATAGGCCTCGATGCCCTGGTTCTTGAGGGCGCCCTTGACCGGCACCGCGGTCTTATATTCCATCGCCTTTTCGTCGAGCGTCTCGAGCGTGTGGGCGAGGATGATGACCGGCTTGCCGAACTGGACGACCTTGAGCTGGAGTAGCGTCTTCCAGAACTGGGCGAAATCGCCCCAGGCCTTCATGGTGTTGGCCGCGTTGAGGACGTACATCGACTCGTACATGTCGAACAGGAAGGTGGCGGTATCGATGATGATGCCGTCAACCTTGTCGGGGTTGGCCATGGCATGGTCGAATGCTTCGTGGACCTGCCACGGATCGGAGATCCTGAGGTTCCAAAAGTTATTCTGGAACGGCAGTCGCTTGCCGGCCTCGGTGTTGAGGTACATCCACTTCTCTTGGTTGCGGATCTTCCTCAGGCTGGCCGACTTTCCGGCACCCGAGGGACCGCCGATCAGGACTAGCTGATCGTTCATATCTTGGGACATGCTGCTTCCTTTTTAACCGGGTGGCGACAGACCCGAGCCAAAGAAACCTCTAGCCCGGGTCCTGCCGCCTTAGTTGGTATGATAACGCTTGCCAACCGTGACCATGATGGTCGTGTCGATCTCGTCTTCCTTGAGCGGATTGGAGAGCTTGGCATTGAAGGCGTGGACCTGCTTGTTGACCTCGATCAGGCTCATGCCCCCATCGACCAATGCCAGGGCATATTTGATCATCTGGTTGTTGCGGTTGCCAGACGTGATCCGGCCGGCGAACCAGCGTTCCAGATTGTCGAGGCTCATCAGCTCCTTGTTCTGGTTCTGATAGGCCTCGTTGCGGCTGGTCTTCGGGATGAAGTCCAGGGCATCGAGGGTCTCGCCCTCCATGTTGTAATGGACCAGGCTGCCACCAAACCCTTCCCACTTCTTGGACCGCTGATTGGCCGCGGCGTCGGTCGGGAAAGGCAGCCAGGTCATGACGTTGTTCATGAATTCCTTGTACTCGTCCGAGTCGAGCTGCAGGTGATAGTTGATCGGGATGATCAACCGGAACCGGTCGCCGAGATAGTTGCCGGTTTCCGGATCGGTACCCTGGTGGCGCTTGGTGGTCGAGGTCATGAACTTGTACTCGGCGAGTAGCTCATGGACCGTCTCGAGCGTCACCCCGCCGTCGACATCGATGACGATCATGTTGAACCCGGGGTTCACATTCTCTTCCATCCGATGGTTGTTGCGGAACGAGTGGTTGGCCCAGTGCAGGTTGGCGCCCTGGGTCAGCAGGTGGAGCTTGTCGAACGGCGCCGGCTCACTGACATAGTTATAGGCCCAGTGATCGGAATAGCTGACGATCATCTCCTCGAGGTTGGTCTCTTTGAGCTTCTCGCCAGTAAATAGCTCGATGCCGTCGTTGAACGACTTCTTGATGATGATGTGGCGCTTGTAGCCCCAGGCAATGGCCAGGGCCATCTGCTCGTTGCGTCGCTGGTTCGAGGAGCCATAGAAGGGCAAGGCCTCGAATAGGTCGGCGTGGGTCAGTTCGGTGCCGACATCGGCAATGTACTTGGCCAGCTTGACGTAGCTCTTCTCGCGGCTGAGGATCTGCTGGAAGGCAGCCCCCGACTCCTCGACCAGCAGGATCGCCTGCAGCAGGTGGTCCATTTCGACCTCGTTCGACTTGTCGACGAAGGCGTAGGCGCCGGCCAGCTTGAGGGCCTTGAAGTAGCGGTGTGCCAGCTCGGCCTTGCGGATCTCGTCATGCTCGGGGAGCTTGTCGGCTTCCCGCTCGCAGCTGACCTTGTAGGCCATCAGCTGGATCCCGACCTCGTCCTCGACCTGCATCCGCCAGCCGAACATGGCCGGGTCAGCGAGGCTGTGGAAGTGGGTTGCCCAGACGTTGATCGCCTGGACATTGGTCGTCTGGATCAGCCGCTGATAGATCTCTTCCGGGGTCAGCTCGGCATGAGCCCGCTTGTGCTGGGCGCCCATGCCGAAGATGCAACGCCGGGCATAACCGGTATCGAGGAACGAGTAGAACTGGTCCTCGGTCTGGCCGCCATCGAACAGCTTCGAGGGCGTACCGAACAGCAGCATGTTGGTCGGAGTGCGGCCGTCTAGCTCTTCGTTGCGCTGGTTGTCCACAGTGTTCTTGACCAGCTTTTGCTTAACCCGTCCCTGATCGTATAGCTCCAGGAATAGGGTAAGTACCTCAGTTTGCCCGATAAGATTAGACCCGATCTCGTCGATCTGGAGATTAATCGACCCGGATCCGCCGAGTAGCAGCTTATGGCGGAGCTGCTTAACAGCAGGCGTCGTGCCGCTATCGAACGTGAAAGGAAAGGCGCCGGCGAGCCGGAATTCCTTGAGGGCTGAGTCATATTCCTCCTGCTGGGTCGTGTTGTTGCGGAGGGCCCGCGTGTTGGCTAGGTCCCACAGCGTCTTCTCGGCGATCACCTGGAAGGTGTCCTCCTGGAAGCGACGCTGGAATGGCTTGAGGAATTCCTCCTCGATCAGGCTGACCGAGTGGCCCTTGCCGTAGCCCGAGGTGGCCAGAGCCAGGGCGTAGATGTTGACCGGGATGTCACCGCGGTCCTTGGTGACGATGGTGGCCCGCATGTTGCTGGCCATCTTGCCCAGGAAATAAGCGGCCTCGGTCTTGAAGAAACCGGTGTCCGTGTTCTGGGTCTTGTTGCAGAGCACCGCGACCATGTCGGTGATCGCGGGGTGGTGCTCGACGCCGGATAGGTCGATCATAGATATTTATCCTTCTGGGTGCAGGCATCGAACCCGGCACAGAAGCCGCAGGCCTTGGGTTCGCCGAGGACTGTCTTGATGGCTCCCTTGCCCTTTTCGGCCAGGTGCTTGTTGGCATCGCTGAGGTTGTCGAAATTCTTCGAGGGCTTGGCGGCCGGATCGTTCATCTTGGCCGGGTCCCCGTAGTATTTGTAAACGG